CTGGTACATGGGGTACAAAAACTAATACTAATTTACAAATAGTTGAACAAGTCGCTGGTGGTTATACTGCTAAATCAATAGCAGGTGGTGCTCAAACAACTACATTATCCGTAAGTGATGGATCAACTGGTGCAGAACTTGCACATAGAATGATTGAGTTCACAGGAACTATTTCTGGAAATCAAATTGTAACAATACCTTTAGATGTTCAAACTTTTTACTTTTTAAGAAACTCAACATCAGGTTCTCATACAGTTCAGTTTAAATACGTATCTGGTTCAGGTTCCTCTGTAACTTTTGCAGCAACAGATAAAGGTGATAAAGTTGTTATTGCAACAGCTAATGATGGAACTAACCCTGATATAAAAGAAGTTGCATTAGGAATGCAAAATATTGTTGAAGATACTTCACCACAATTAGGTGGAGATTTAGATACTAACAGTTTTAATATAGCTTTTGATGATGCACATGGAATTAACGATGAAAATGGTAACGAACAAATTATATTTCAGACTACAAGTTCAGCAGTAAACCAATTTGATATTACAAACGCAGCAACAGGTAATGCGCCTAGCATATCTGCAACAGGTGGAGATTCTAACATAGACGTAGCTATTATTCCAAAAGGAACTGGTGAAACAAAAGTTGGAACAGGTTCAGCTGATGCAACAGTAACTTCTAGTGGTGCACATAATTTAGTATTGGACACAAATAGTGGCTCAAACTCAGGTGTAATTACAATCGTAGATGGTGCAAACGGTAATATTACTATTACACCAAATGGATCAGGAAACATCGTTCTTGATGGTTTAAGTTTTCCAAATTCTGATGGAGCAGCAGGCACATTCTTAAAAACAAATGGATCAGGAACTCTCTCTTTTGGTGCAGCTGGAACTTCGTGGCAAGCAGTTAAGACTGGAGATTTTACAGCAGCAGCTGGTGAGGGTTATTTTATAAATACAACTAGTGGCACAATTACAATGACACTACCTTCTTCACCTTCAATTGGAGATGAAGTTTCATTCGTTGATTATGCAGGAACTTTTGGTTCTAACACAATGACAGTAGGAAGAAATTCACAAAAAATTCAAGCAGCTTCTGCTGACTTAACAGTCTCAGTAGATAGAGCAGCTAATACTTTGGTATTTACAGACTCTACTCAAGGCTGGTTGTTAAAGACTAATTAAGGAGTATAAAATATGGCTAATAAAACTTATCAATATTGTCTGGCAAAAAACTGGGGAAAAGGTTTTATACAAATAGAAGATGATTTTGAAACCACAGGATTTTATGGAGATATCTGGAGAGTCCCTGCTTACAATAGAAAAGCTAATCTTTGGATTGCTAAAGTCTTAGGGGTTCCTAAAACTCTTTCCGAAGCACAAGCAATTGTTGATGCTAAAATAGGAGAATTACAAACAGCTTGGGATAATGATAATGTATCAGGAGAAACTTTAGAACAAAAACAAGATAGACTAGGTTTTAGAACTGAAGCTCTAACTTTACAGGAGTAAAAAATTCTGATATATAAGGAGAAATAATTATGGCAAAGTATAAAGATCTTTTTGGAACTAAAGTAGCAAACTATGCTAATGACCCTACTAATCCTATTGAAGGTCAAGTTTGGTATAATGAAGCTGAAAACGCATTAAAAGTACAAACCGTCGCTGGATCAAGCGGTGTATGGGTAAGTGGTAATGAATTAAATGTAGCTAGAGATTCTGGTTCAGGAAGTGGTACACAAAGTGCTGCAATAGTCTGGGGAGGAAGCCCTGGAACAGCTGCAGGAGAAGCAACTGAAACATATAATGGTACTAGTTGGTCAAATGTTAATGACTTAAACACAGGAGGAAACCATAGACAACCTTCTAATCATGGACCACAAACAGCAACTTTAGCAATTTCAGGAAGAGAACCTCCAGGAAGTAATATAGATAACGTAGAACAATGGAATGGAACTTGTTGGAGTGAGATAGCAGAGGTAAATGTTAGTAGAACTAAAACTAGCGGAGCAGGGACTACGACTTCAGCATTGGTCATGGCAGG